CCTTGGTCATCACGTCCTTGTAGAAGGATGACCACTTGATCTCGCCTTCCATCTTGTCGAAGCCGGAGGGCAGTTCGATGGTGCCGACCATGCCCAGGGCCTTGTGCTCGGACATCTTGGCGGTGACATCGGGCAGCTTGATTTCCTCGGCCTTGCCTAGCAGGGTGCCGCCGTCTAGGTAGACGTTGGCGTTGGTGATGCGATTGATGCTGACGCTCATGGGGCCTCCTTATTTCTTGCCGAGGTTTTTGAGGTAGTCGATGTTCACCCGCGTCTTGTGGGTGATGCGCTCGGCTGGGGTGGGCGGCATGTAGTCGCGCCGGAAGGTGACATGGCCTGCCGCCAGTTCGGTGGCTTCGTTGTCCGCCGGGTCGTACCAGCAGCGACCGTCCAGGATCGCGCCATCGGCCACCAGCTTGCGCAGGAAGGCATTGACGCTCTCGGACACCGAGTCGATCCAGGCATTGGTGATCGGCTGGTCGATGAACTGAAGGCAGAAGTACTCGATGGATTCGTCGATGATGTCGCCCACCGCCAGCACGTTCTCGAAGTTCGAGGGGTGCGTATCGGTCGGCCAGGCCGCCGTGCGGTTGCCCCACAGGCGCAGGCCGGTACCGAAGGAGTTGAACACCGTGGTGATGCCCACCTCGTTGAGCAGGTTCGCCTCGCAGTTGGGATCGTTGATCATGGCGCTGATGGTGCGCTCGATCCCGGTGATGCCCACGATCTCCTGGTTGGACATACTCCACCAATAGCCCTTCTCGATGTCGATGGCGTTGCCCAGGCCCGCCGCACGCTGGGAGAGCGGTTCCATGCGGTCGGTATTGGCCGTGGCGTCATAGACCTTGACGTGGGGGTAGAACAGCCGCGCCCGGCCACTGGAGGTGTTGAAGTTGATGGTTCCCTCCGGGCCGCGACCGGCAATCGCCTGGGCCGGGGTGATGCCGATGGGCGCATCGATATAGGCGCGACCGCGCAGCCGGTTGGCCATCGCAATCAGTTCGGTGGAGACGCTGTTCAGGGTGCAGTACACCGGCGCGATCAGGCGCTTGGGGAAGAAGCCCATCAGGGTGAAGCTGTCCAGCAGCGCCTGCATGCCAGTGCGCTTACCGGCGGCATCCACCGCGCCGATGATGTCGGCAGCAGTCACCTTGGTCGGGTCGGCATAGTCGTAGCTGACAGCCTTGACCGTGGCCCCCACGGCGATCCCGCCGCCAGCCACGCGCACCAGGGTGCCGGTCACGGCATCCAGGGTGTAATCGGTGCCTGCCGCGTAGGCGGTCGCACCATCGTTGCTCTTGAGCACCAGGTTGGCCACTGCCGGGTAGGCGAGCTTGACGCGATCATTCACGCCGAAGGTCAGCGACTCATTGGCCACGCTGCTCTTGTGGATGGCGGGGTTGAGCACGTTGACCACGATCACCACGCCGGAGGTGGGGCGGCCCTGGTCGAAGTTGGCATCCAGCGCCGAGGCGATGGTGAAACCCGGCAGGTCGCTGCCGAACTGGGCGGCATCCTTGTCGGCGGCGACCAACGTCGGCACATTCACCGGGCCGGTAGGTGCGGTGCCGATCAGGCCGGTCACTGCCGACTTGACCAGCTTGACGGGGCGCGGGCCATCCTTGATTACGATGGTCTCAACGCCATGCAGGAAGTTGGCGGCCATTACTTGGCTCCTTTCTTGAGGGTGGAGTCGGGGGCGTCAGCCGGAGCTTGGGCGTCGGCCACAGCGGGCGCTTCGTTCTCCGGCACCAGGTAGTCCAGGGCAACCAGCATCTGGACGTAGTCGTGGCCTTCGGGCAACTCGACAGGCTTGCCCCGGAACAGCATCACGTCTTGCTCTTTGCCGTCGACTTTGAGCGTGACGCTCGAATCGACCGGCCCTTGATAACGGTATTTCATGGTTCTCCTCACTTGAACGAGATTCGGGTGGATAGCGGGTCAAGGTCGGGTTCGCCTTCCTCGATCACCGTGGTGGTCGTGGCGAAGTCGATGGCGTACCGCCACTCGCCGCCGCCCTGGGAGAGGAATTCCTCGCCGATGGGCTTGAGTTTTGCGAAGGCAGGCGGCTTGAAGCCCGCCAGCGCCAGCCGTACCGCTTCCAGGTAGGCGTAGATGCCTTCCTTGCCGTTGAGGCTGCGGAAGACCAGCGTGACCTCCACTGCCATCACCCGATCCTGTACCACCAGGTCGGTATCCAGCAGGGGGCCAAACTTGCTGCCGTGATAGCGCACCAGCAGCGCACCCAGGGGATGGTTCAGCCGGTATTCGTCGGGGTCATCGGGGAAGGCTTCCACTTCCAGATCGGGAAAGCGGGCCTTCAGTCGGGCAATCACAGCCTCTTCGAGGGCCTCGCTGGTGTTGGGAATCAACGTGTCGCTCATGTCAGTACTTGTCCAGGGTGGATCGTCCGAAGAGACGTGAGCCGCTGGTCTTCACCCGCATCTTTCCTGGCTCCGGCTGGGAGCCAAGCGAAGCCTGGACACCGATGGTCAGCGCTCCTTTCTGGATGGCCGCGAGCATGTCCATTGCCGCCTTGTAGGCCCGCACCACCGCCGGAGGCAGATCATCCTTGCCCTCCGGGCGGCGGGCGTAAAGCCAGTGCCTGGCGATGTTGACGGTCAGCTCGCGCACCACCGTGGGCACATCCTTGAGCGGCAGCTCGTAGCGGCTTCGCAGGTAGCCGTCGATCACCTCTTCGGCGTGCGCCACGGCACGCTCGATGACCGGGAGATTCGGCTCGGTGGCGGGCGAAGTGTCGTTGGACAACTGCGCCAGCGTCCGGGCCGGAATCGCCAGGGTCAGGTCTTCGAGGGTGCAGTAGCGCATGGGTTAGGCTGCCTTCAGCTCGACCAGGGCTTCGGGGAAGAGGCACAGGGCCAGCGGGTTGGCCTGTACTTCCAAGTCCCAGCCCTTGCCCATCTTGCGGGCTTCGGCCTTGGCGTAGTACGGCTGACCGATGGTGTTGACGGTCTCGTTGTAGTTGGCCGGGGCGTTGTACATGGCGAAGGCACCGCGAGCCACCGGGAACACCTGAGCCACGCCTTCCGGGATGAACTTCTGGCCGGATACCGTGACGTCGTATTCCACGAACTCGATGTCGCCGTAGCGGAAGCCGCTACGCATGTCGCCACCGAGGCGATCCTGCGCTTCCTGGTAGGCCGCGTAAGCCTTCTGCACATTGGCATGGCCAGTCAGCGCATCGAAGAAGGCGGCATCGCAGAAGGCACGGAAGCCGGTGACCATCACGCCGGAGAGCTTCTTCTCGGCATGGCGCTTGGCATCCAGGCAGAACTTGCGGACATCGGTGGCCTCGACCCCGAAGGCGATGTTGATGGACTTCTTGGCCACGCCGAATTCGTCGTACAGGTCGTAGATGACCGCGCCATCGGCATCCAGAATCTTGCCGCGCAGGGCACCCACACGCTGCCACTCGCGGGTGGCCTCAATGCTGTTCTTCAGCTCCTGCAACTTGTTGTTGATGACCACCGCCTGGCTGTTGGCCACGGTTTCCTGCCCGAAGGGGGCAATGTTCTGGAGGTCACCCGGCAGAATCTGGCCGGAAAGCGGAAGGTGGGCGGTCTCGAAGACGCGACGGCGGCGCTTGCCGCCCTTCATGGGCTGGGCATCGACATTGCGGGAGGCATTGGGCACCAGGATCAGGCGGCCCTCGTTCTCATCAATCGTCACCGTGGTGGTGGCGATGCCCTTTTCGTCGAAGAGGCCCATCGCACCCACCTTGCCAGGCATGGCGGGCAGCTTGTTCACCGAGGCGGTGAGGGTCGTTACGTTAAACAGATCAGCCAGGTTCATGGCATAGCTCCTATGTTGTTAGAGGGCGGCACGGGCCACGATGCCCCGCGCCTCCAGTTCGTCCAGGGCCGCCGCCTTCTGGGCATCGGTGGCGCCGACAGGCCAGACCAGGCCAGCCACATCCACCACCGCGCCACGGGCCAGCACCACGCCATTCTTGTCCGCAGCCGAGGCATCGACCTTTTCATAGGCGACCGCCACGGCCTTCTCGGCCCCGCCGTTACCGGCGAAGTCGACGGCCTGGTACTTGCCGCCAACCTTGGCCAGCACGGTGAGCGGCTGGATCAGGCTGCCAGTGAGGGTTGCGGCTTCCCGGCTCCAGGCCGGATTCACTTCCACCAGCACCAGGTCAGCGACCGGCGTGGCAAGGGTTTGGGTACTCATGCGAAATCCTTCCGTTTAGTTGGCCGCTGCCCGAGCTTCGGCGTCGGCCAGCAGGGGGTTGATCTCTTTGCTGGAGGTGGCGCGACCCTTGGTGGCCGCTTCGCCGAACTCGACAAACTTGGGCATCTCGCCCAGGAAGCCCTTGAGGGCATTCACCAGGGGCTGCTTGCCGTCGCCATCGCCGAACTCGACCGACTTGCCATCGGCAGCGGGCGTGGCCGCCAGGTCGAGCACCGCGACCACGGCATCCTTGTGCTTGGGGGCCAGCACGCCCTTGCCCACCAGGCCCTCGGCAAAGGCAGCGTTGTCCTGGTGGCGCTTGGTCGCCTGGGCTTCCTTGTCGCGGGCATCGCGCTGGGCGAGCGTTGCTTTGAGCTGGGCGTTTTCGGCCTCCAGCCGGGCCTTTTCTTCAGGGGTCACTGCGTCGATCTCCTTCGGGTTGTCAGTGGTGGGTAAAGCGGGGTCAGCAAAGGCCGGGGCGATGCTTCCCGCCTCCGGTTCGGGCTGAACGGCGGATTCCTGCATGGAGTCCACGTTCCAGCTCGGCAGGGCGCGGTCAGCCTCCTCCTGGCCGAACTTGGCCAGGAACCAGTCGCGCAGGCTGCGCCATAGGCTGGCGTTGGTGCGGTCGCTCCAGTCGCCGAACTCAATGGCTTCCTGGAAGGCCACGCAGCCATCGTCGGCATCGGCAAAGGACGGGTTGTCCAGACCCTTCACGCCAGGGGGCTGTGCGCCCAGGAAGCCGACGTGACGCAGGTACCAGACACCGGGAACGGGGTTGCTGGGGGAGTCGGGGGAATAAAACTTGGCCGAGACCTTGCCGTAGCGGCGAAGACCTACCTGCTCGGCAAACGCGGCTTCGACATCACGGGGCGCGGCAAACAGCCCGCGCTCATTCGCGATCAGCGCCTGCACCCAGCCCTGGGCCGGATCGTCAGTCTTGGGGTGGCCAATCACCAAGGGGGCTTCGTGCAGCTTGGGGTTGTATGCCCGCGCTGTTGCCGCTACATCCGCCTCGGAGAACTCGATGACCTCGCCAGCCATCGTGACATGGCGGCCAGGCCTAAAGATGTGGATGGGTTTGGTCGTGTTCATGGAGCCATGATGGCCCGCACGACCAGGGCGGTCTTTTAATCGGATTTAAAAGAAGCGGGGGGCAAAGCGGTCAGCGTTGTCCGTTTTGCCGGATGGAAGGACGCCTCCTGCAGTAACACGCAGGAGAGGGCAGACCGACAATGCCCCTGGCCTGATTTATAAATCGGTTTACGTGCGCTCCACCAGACTAGGCAAGGGGAAGGTGCCAGCCACGGAAAAAGACGCGCCAGACGGGGCGGCGATCAAAAGCGCCAGCGCTGGCGCTTTTGCCACCAGCACAGCATCATCGCCTACGTTCTACGCTGGGTTCTTTGGTCTACCGATGCCATCGGGACATGGAACCGTGTATTCAACGATATCTACTCCCTGGTAGGTTAGCCTCATGGCCCAACGCTCACCTTTGCGTTTGATGGACAACAGATTCCTGTCTGCCAGGTAGTCCAGTTCGCGCTGCAACTCGTGAATCGTTGCATCCTGATAGAGCGTTTGAACAAGGGCGAGTAACGCTAGGTCAGTCATTCTCTCTGGTCTGTGAGCATCCAGCCAACATAGAACCCGCCACCGTGTCTGCTCGCGCCTTGCCTTTTGAATCGAAAAGGCATCCAACGAGAGGGGTTGAGCGGGATGCACCGCCGCCGCCCGATTATGCACTTCGCTTCCCCTTGATACGTTGCGCGAACGCAGCGCTTGTCTCCCGCAACAGGCGTTGTTGCTCCTCAGGTGAATTCCTGTAGTTGTCTAGCAGAGCAGTCTCGTCAGGCTTGAGGGGAGCAACCGGCGCGGCAGCGCCGACGCGCTGGCCGGTGAGGATGTAGAGGACATCCGCGCCCGCTGTTGCGATGGCAGCCAGATAAGCCCCATCCGGCGCCCGCTCACCAGATTCGTAGTTGAACTGGGTCTTCCTCCCAATTCCACCAATTGCCGCGAAGTCGGTCTGGTTTAAGCCAAGCCTGTCTCGTTCTTCTTTTAGGCGCTCGCCGATGGGTAAAAATAAACTCATAAAAATCCCTTGACGATGGGTACGTTCGTACCCATAATCACAAACATCAATCAAACATCTTTCATAGAGACCAGGCCGCCATGCCCCGCTCCAGCGAACAGCGAATCTACATGCCCAAGCCCAGCCCCTTTGCTAATGAAACACCGGGGGAGCGCCGTTCCCGCCACTACCGCCGATATCTCCAGATGGTGGCAGGTAACACAGAAGCGCCTCCAGAAATTCCTGCACCGCCTGTGGCTGATCGGGATGCTGGGGCGCAGCAACCAGGAGTTTCCGAATGAAACCCTCGGCATCGATCACCCCGGTTCGCCCCAGTTCCAGCACCAGATTTCCCAGCACGAAACGGGATATGGCCGCATCCCTTTCTGCACACCACACCCTGTCCTCAATCTGCCCGATCCAGTCCGCCAAGTACTCCGGCGTCAGTTCTGGCTCGTCTTCAACATCCATGCAACACCTCCCCGTTAAAGGAGCCATCGCCATGACCCCTCAACAGATCAAATCCAAGTTCCGCCGCGAGGGCAAAACCTTTACCGAGTGGGCTGCCGAACACGGCTACCCCCGTAACGCCGTCTATCGCGTCCTCAACGGCTTCGACAAGGCGAACTATGGCCGCGCCCATGAAATCGCCGTGAAGCTGGGCATGAAAACCCCCGACCAGATTGCAGCGTAACCATACCACCCACCAAAACGGACAACGCTGACCGTTTTGACCACTCAGGAGAAACGCCATGCAACTGCAAACCCTCACCACCCAATTCCACGGCCAGCCCGTTCAAATCATCGACCATGCGGGCCAGAAGTGGCTGACCGCTCAAGAAGTCGGCCAGTGTCTGGGCTACAACGAGGCCAACGCCCGCACTGGCATTACCAATCTCTATAACCGCCACGCAGACGAGTTCACTGAGACGGATACCTGCGCCATCAAATTGATGGCGCAGGGTCAGATGCGTGAGACGCGCATCTTCTCTGCCACCGGCTGCCAGTTGCTGGGCTTCTTTGCCAACACCGACCGCGCAAAGCAATTCCGCGCCTGGGCCAAACAGGTACTGGCCAGCGAAATGACCGGTCAGCCACATTTTCCTGCCCCGACTCAGAAGGGCCGCAGTGGCCGGGCGCAGATCACGCGCCAGGTGGAATTCGATGTACTCACCTTGTTCGTTCAAGGGCTTTCTCAAAAGGACATCTCCCGACAGGTTGGCATCAGCACCAGCACAGTGTGCCAGTTGCTTCACGCCCGTTACCGTTTCACCCCGGATGCAGGCGAAGACCTTACCACTCCGGCGCTGTTGCAGGCGGTCGTGGCTCGCCACATCAGCGAGGAACGGGCGCGGCTGACCAAGAAGTACTGCGCCAGCGCCGCCAATCGCGGGCTTGAGCATTACCTGGACGGTGCCGGACAAGGGCTGCTGGGCGGCAACTGACCTCCCGTAAATGGTCATGACCATCCAACACCCCCACCCGCCAAAACGGACAACGCTGACCGTTTTGACCAAGCGCATCCGGCTTACGCCCGGACAGCGCGATGAACTGCGCCACCAAGCAACCTTGCTTTGCATATCCATGCAGGAAGCCTACAGGTTGCTACGGGCCGGATCGCTTTCCGTCTGAGGCAGATACAGGTCGCCAATCATGTCAGCCCATCCCTCCACCTCCTCAGTCACGCGCCCCACCTCTGCCGAGTCCAGCCAACTGGCCTTCGGTGAAGTGGCGAACTGCTCCAGCTTGGCCACGACTGCGGCAACGTCCATTAGCCCAGCGCGGACAACTGCGTCCAGCAGCGCCTCGATGATCAGGTTCTGCGCCGTTATCCGGGCTTGCAGACGGTTTCCCAGGTCAGTCATGACCAGCCTCGTTTCTCGAATTATCCGCCGTCAATCCTACAGGCTGCAAATCGTTTGCACCCATTCAAAACAGCGATTTGTTTGGAATGCCGCATGGCAAGGGGGATTCCAATGAGCCGCAGGAATTGGAAACGCATCCAGCCCAGCAGCCTTCGCGCCGCCCTGGAGCTGTGCAAGGACTTCGCCAAGGAGCGCCACAACCTGTCGGTGGAGCGCATTGCGGAGCAGATGGGGCTGACCGATCACTGGACGGTCTACAAGTGGATTCAGACCGGGCGCATCCCGGCCAACATGATCCGCCCCTACGAGACGGTGTGCGGCATCGACTTCGTTACCCGCTGGCTGGCCGCCAGTGCGGGCCGCCTGCTGATCGACATCCCTACCGGACGCAAAGCGAGTGCCACCGAAATGCAGGTTCTTCAGGAACTGCTGAACACAGCGGTTGGCCAGCTTCTTCAGTTTTACGGTGGCAAGACCCAGGCAGACGAAACCCTGGGCGCAATTCAACAGGCAATGGAGGGGCTGGCCTGGCACAAGGGCAATGTGCAAAAGCACCTCGAACCCGAACTGGATTTTCAGGAGGTATGACCATGCTCAACAAACAGGAGTGGATCAGCTACGACCTGGCCAAGAAGGTGCCGGATATGCGCCGTGGCTTCCGCATCGAGACCCACTACGGGGAAATCGACATCGACGGCGAAGACGCCAAGCCCTTTGCGGAACTGCTCGAGCGTCTGCTGAAGAAGAAGCTGGCGGCCCTGAACAAGGACATCAACCAGGGTGAAGCCCATGACTGAAGAACGCCAACCCTACGAGTCCAGCAGCCAGCAGCGCATCTTGAAGGTGCTGCTCACCATGTTCGGCCACGAGGTCTCCGGCATCGCGCCGGGCGAGCTGGCCAAGCTGGCAGAGATCACGCCCCAGGAGGCCACTCGCGACCTGGCCAACCTGCGTATCGCTGGCCTGGCCGAGACCATCCCGGAAACCGGACGGTGGCGGCTCACGCCTCGCCTGCCGCAGAAGGCCCTGGTGATGCTGAACGAAATCAACCGCGCCGCTGAAAAGATCAAGGAAACCCAGCAGCGCTACACCCGCAACCCCTACTGACACGTCAAGGAGAAATCATGCCCCGCAAGCCAACGGCACCCGTCAAGCCCGACGAATCCATCGTTGATCAAGCGCAACTGGCGGAAGACTTCCGGCAGGCCGCAAACCTGGCTCCAGCCCTGATCGAGATCGACAAGCGGTTCTCGGACGGCCTGCCGTATGACCAACAACGGATCATCAACGAGTGCCGTTTCTACATGGCACAGAGCGCCGAAGCCATGCTGGAAGCCGGGAAGCGCCTGATTCTGCTCAAGGAGCACGAAGCTCACGGTGAATTCACCTACATCGTCACCGAGCAGCTTGGACTCAACGAGCGGGTTGCCCGCCGGATGATGCAGGCCGCGTTCAAGTACAACTCCCCGCAACTCGAAGCAAAACGGACAACGTTGGCCGTTTTGGGTAAGGCGAAGCTGTTCGAGCTGATGGCCGAGGATGATGAAGAACTGGCGGCATTGGCCGAGGGCGGATCGGTGGCCGGTCTAACCCTGGACGACATCGACCGCATGAGCACACGCGAGTTGCGCCATGCACTCCGCAAAGAGCGCCAGGACGCGGGCGATTCCCGCGAAGACCTGGAAAAGGTCATCGCCCAGAAAGACAAGAAGCTGAACGACTACGCCCTGGAACTGGAGCGTCTTCAGCGCATGCCGCCGGAGGCCAAGGAAGCCGAGCGCCAGCGCATCGAGAACGAAACCCTCTCGCAACTCCAGGATGCATCCCTGAAGCTGATGTTCGAGGTGCAGACCTTTTCGCAATCGGTCGCCAATTGCCTGGCAGGAACCGAACAGGAGTCGGCCATGCAAGAAGCCGTTTGCTCCACGGTGCGCTGGCTGTTCCAGCGGATTGATGAAGTGGCCAAGGGCAACGGCATCCCGGTGGACTTTGCAGAGATGGTCACACCGTCCTGGATGCGCGATGCCATGCAGCGTCATGGTATCGAGGCCGAGGAGGTCTGACATGCATCCCGCCGAGCTTTCCGAACTCGATTACCTGCGCGAACTGGCCGCGAGGCTGGTCAATGCCCGCCACGGCACGAAGGGGCCAATGGTGGAGGCTGCTGCCGAGTTTCTGAACTGCTCGCAGCAGGATGTTTATCGTCGCCTGGAACGCGCCGGGTTCGACAGTGGCCGCAAGCCGCGTGCCGACAAAGGCCGGATCAGCGTCCCGGAGGCACTGGCACGCAAGGCTGCCGGGATGGTCAGCCTGGCCACCCGCGCCAATGGCAAGAAGACGCTGGCCATCAAGGATGCACTGGAAATTCTCAAAGCCGATGGCCACGGCAGCGTGGATACCGAAACCGGGGAGATCACACCCATCGACGTTTCGGCCACCACGCTGGCACGCGCCATGCGTCAGTACAACTGCCACCCGGAGCAACTACGCCAGCCACGCGCCTGCGTACAGCAGCAGAGCCTGCATTCCAATCACGTCTGGCAGATCGACGCCTCGGTGTGCGTTCTGTTCTACCTGCCCAAGGGCGGCCTGGCCGTGATGGATGAAAAGGAGTTCTACAAGAACAAGCCGCAAAACATCCGCCGCATCGAGAACGACCGCGTCATCCGCTACGTGGTGACCGACCACTACAGCGGCGACTTCTACCTGGAGTACGTCACCGGCGCGGAAGACGCCGCCAACCTGACGCAGTGCTTCCTGAATGCCATCCAGAAACGCAGCCTGGATGACCCCATGCACGGGGTGCCGCTGATCCTGATGATGGACAAGGGTTCTGCCAACTTGTCCGGTCTGTTCCTCAATCTGCTCGACCGCCTGGACGTGCAGCACATCGAGCACCTGCCAGGCAACCCTCGCGCCAAGGGCCAGGTGGAGAAGACCCAGGACATCGTGGAGTGCAAGTTCGAGGGCCGCCTCCAGTTCTACCCGGTCGCAGACTTGGCCGAGTTGAACGCCAGGGCCAACCAATGGCGCACCGTCTTCAACGCCACATTCCGCCATACCCGACATGGCCGATCCAGAAACGCCATGTGGATGACCATCAAGGAAGACCAGCTTCGCTTGGCTCCCCCGCTGGAACTGTGCCGCGAACTGGTCACCACACGCCCGGTCGAGGCCACGGTACGCCCCAACCTGACTATTTCCCACAGCATCAAGGGCTACGGCTCCAACGAGTACGACGTGCGTTTCATCCCTGGCGTGATGCCGAAGATCAAACTGACTGTGGTGGTGAATCCGTACCGCGCCCCGGCCATCGACGTGTTGATGCAGGACGAAAAGGGCATGGATGTGACCTACACCGTGGAACCGGTGCAGAAGACCGAGGCAGGATTCTTCGCCGATTCCCCGGTCATCGGCCAGAGCTTCAAGGCCCAGGCAGACAGCGCGGTCGACACCGCCCGCAAGGACATCCGCAAGGAAGCCTACGGGGTCGAAACCCAACTGGAGGTCGATGCCAAGCGCAAAGCCAAGGCCCCGGCATTCGAGGGCAGTCTCAACGTGTTTGCCGACATCGAGCAGGCCAACGTACCCGACTACATGCCTCGCCGTGGCCGCGATCTTGGCATTGACGCCAGCCGCCGCGAAATTGCCCCTCTCAACCTGGTCGATGCCGCCAGGCAAATCAAGGCCAGGGTCGGCGATGCCTGGACGGCAGCCACCTATCAATGGCTGGCCCAGCGCTTCCCCGATGGCGTTCCCCAAGATCAGATCGACGGCATCGTGGCCGATCTGTCCGGCCCGGCATCCGGGCGCAAACAGCCGCTCAAGGTAGTGGCAGGAGGAAGTGTGCAATGAGGCTGAAGCAAGTCCTGGCGGCCATCGGCGTATCGCAGAAGGCGCTGGCTCAGGCAATTGGTTTGTCACCCGCCAGCGTGGCGCAACTGGTTAATCACCACCAGTGGCCCAAGAGCCTGGACGCGGAGCAGATCAAGGAAAAGGTGCGGGTGTTCTTGCGGGAGCGTGGCGCAAGCCAGGCCGACCTGGACTCCGCTTTCGACGTGGCCTTGGGCCATGAGAGTGAGGAGCCGGAGTGTTGCAGCACCCCGGCCCCGGTTGAAGCATCCCTTACTAAGGAGGAAGTCATGTTACTACGCAGGCAGGGCCTGTTTCCAGCGGCCAAGAAGCATTTCAGTTTGTTCCGTGACCCGTTTGCCGACGATGTCCAGTCCCACGAGGATGTCTTTGTCAGCCCGGATATCCGCTACGTGCGCGAGGCGATGTTCCAGACGGCCAAGCATGGCGGCTTCATAGCGGTGACCGGCGAATCCGGCGCGGGCAAGAGCACCTTGCGCCGTGACCTGGCGGATCGCATTGGGCGCGAGTCCCAGCCCATCATCGTCATCGAACCCTACGTGCTGGGCATGGAGGATAACGACCAGAAGGGCAAGACTCTCAAGGCCCTCCACATTGCCGAAGCCATCCTCAACACCGTCGCGCCTCTTGAGCACGTCAAGCGCAGCCCGGAAGCCCGCTTCCGCCAGTTGCACCGGGTGCTGCGGGATTCGCGGCGAGCGGGCAACAGCCATGTGCTGATCATTGAAGAGGCCCACGGCCTGTCCATCCCGACCATCAAGCACCTGAAGCGTTTCTTCGAGCTGGAAGACGGCTTCAAGAAGTTGCTCTCTATCATCCTGATCGGCCAGCCGGAACTGAAGCTGAAGCTCTCCGAGACCAACCACGAGGTGCGGGAAGTGGTTCAGCGGTGCGAGGTGGTCGAGTTGATGCCCCTGGACACCCGCCTGGAGGAATACCTCAAGTTCAAGTTCGACCGCATCGGCAAGCCCCTGAGCGAGGTGATCGACATGAGCGGCATCGACGCGATCCGGGCCAAGCTGACCATCGCCACCAATCGCCGGAGTGATGCGGGCCGCCGGGATACCGTTTCCCTGCTGTATCCCCTGGCGGTCGGCAACCTCATCACTGCCAGCATGAACCTGGCCGCCGAGATCGGCGCACCCACGGTCAGCGCCGACGTGGTACGGGAGGTGTGACATGGCCACCGTTCTGCACATCGTCAGCCAAGTACCGATGGAGGTCAGCATGTCCAAGGTGTTCAACGAGAGCTTCATCGGGCGGCTGGCCACGATGAACAGGGCCGCCCGCGCCCTGCGCGAGTTGGGTTACCGCGTTGTCCGGCAGGAACTGAACCCGGCTCGTGGCAATCGCCCGGAAGTCCAGGTCGAGCGCGATGTCACGCCGTCCATCGGCCCCCTGCTGGATCGCTCCAGGGGGCGCATGTGGCGCACCGAGGGAGGGAAGAAGCGGGGCTATACCGAGTTCCAGGGCGTGACCGTCTGCTGGGAGGAAGCATGAGCGATCCGATCATCACCATGTGCCCGACGATGGCCAACCCGGAAGCCTTCAGCAGCGTACCCGAACTGCGCCAGGAACTGCACCGCGCAAACGAGAGCAT